ACCTGGATACGCCGAGAAGACATTATCACTGGTATCACCACGCATACATTTTTCGAACAGCATCCATTCTGGGTCTTGTGCTGGCTTTGGCTCGCCTGTCTTTTTGTCTTTAACGGGTTTACCTTTGGCATCAAAGATTCCTTCGTGTGTAATATGCAAATCGCCTACACCGTTATATTGACTAACGTTGGGGCTTACTAGTTGAGCAAAGTCTCCGTCTGTACTAATGATAACGTGCTTTGCTTCTGGATGACTTTGTATCCACCCTGCAATCAAATCATCTGCTTCTAATTCAGGGTGTCGCATTACAGTACAGTTAGTTTTTTCTGTAATAAAATTCTTAAATTCATCAAATGCTTCCCAGAACAATTTGTCTTCTTCTTGTTCTTTAGTAGTCATAGCACTACGGGTTTCTTGCCTATTGCGTTTGTACGGCTCGTAAAAATCTTTACGCCAGCTACGACCTTCGAGGCAGAATACTACATGGGTACCGCCAAAGTCTTGCCATGCCTTCTTAATACTGTTGAAGGTAATGTGAAAGGCCATGCCCAACTTAATGTCTGCACTGCCTTGTACCACGTGTCTAGCACGAAAGAAAGTGTTTGCTGTGTCAACGATGATATGTGTCATTCGACTTCTGCTTTGCCGTTAGCTAATTTAGTTACGTTAATAAAACCTGCACTGTGTCTCTCTGGTTCTGCAACACCTGCCTCTGCTAGCATGTTTTGGGCAAGATCTCTGAACCAGCGATCTACAATCTCTTCATCTGGATCGCCATCAAAACCGTATCCAGCTTGTTTCAATTGTACTACAAACTCTTCGTTCCAGTCAAGCTCAAAGAAACCATTTCGTACATTATCCTTGTTAACATGTGTATCCAATACAGCCACCCAAGGTTCTCCCTTGAGTGTAGCACGTTCTTTCGGAGTCATTTTTGCTTCTTCGGCAGCCTTTTCAGCATCAACTACTTCTTGTAGTTTCTGTTTGGCTAACTTTTCAGCAACTGCGGCTTCGGCTAGAGCTTGTTCTTTTTGAGCCTCAATCTTGTCAATGCCAAAAAGTTTTTTAATTAATTTCTTCATGTTAGGTACCCCATTCATTTTTAAACAATGGTACTTGCAGTCTATCGCTATATCGTAAACCATTCTTCATTGCAAACTCTGCCACTCGACGATTATTCATAGCATAAACACTTTCAATTCCGCCAACTGGCATTAAGTATACAGGTCCTTCGAAACCATTTTCTCTATAAAGATCAATAGTTTCAAGGGCTTCTTTTGCGTCGTCATCAGTGGCAACTACAAATTTTAAATAGGTAGCACCTACTTCTTGATAGTCGAAGATGATGTCTGGACGAATTGCTTCAGCTCGACTTTCACCACTGCAACTTAGTTTAGGACTTACTGAAAATGTAATGCCTTTAAATACGCTATCTCTAGTAGACCAGTCCTGAAGATATTCTTTAAATTCTGGAGTCAGTGATTGAGTACCGTTTGTTTCAAATGTAATCTCACGTAATGTTTTCATGTAAGGATGATCTAACAAATCCGGATAAGCACGTTGCCAACCCAACAAAGGCTCACCGCCTGTAATTACAAGATGTTCATCCATCCAGGATTTAAACGGAAGTATTTCCATAATACGATCTACAATAGCATCGCTAGTGAGCATTGGACTGAGATCTTTAAAACGTGGATCCCAGCTAGCATAGCTATCGCATCCTGTAGATACTAACGGCAAGTCTTCATATTTGTTAAACATATGAACTACTTGTGCAATATCTTCAACTTCTGTGCTTAGTTCACCTTTAGGCATACCAAAACCTGCACATTTAAAATTACATCCAAATGTACGCAAGAAAACAGAAGGCACACCCATAAAGCGTCCTTCACCTTGAATTGAATAAAACAATTCAGCTACTTTTAATTTACTCATATACAATCACCTTGTTCTACTAATTTTGCCATTGCTGACTTTTCTTTACGTGCCTCTTTAAACAGTTTAACATCTTTAACAGCAGATTTCAATGTTTCTGAATAATTTAGAGCTTGCTGTTCAGTCATCATAATACTTGCTTCGTATTCAACATAACCTTTGGTTAGTAAAGTCCAAATAATACGAAAACGATTTGATTCCCACCATTTGGTTTTTAATTTAACATAGGTAGTAACGCTGACATTACAGTCATCTGCTTCTACCCAAACATTGTGTCCACAGTCGTTACCGCAACATTCGCATGGAACACTATACATTTTAGTATCACCCCAATCTTTGTGCAGTAAAATACCTTCTGCTGGCTTTTGTGCTTTACTCATATGATTTTTTCTTGTGTAATGTTTTAAAATATCCGCCTAATGCATAACTCTTAATGGCTTGCATTTGACGATTTAATTTTAGTAATAACGAATCATCTATTGGCCCAACACTAGCTTTGAAATGATCGTTACTAAACGGAATTACGTGTAATAACGGGTCACCACGTTTAAATTCTAAATATCTATTCTTTTCCATGCTGATGATAAAATTGAGATCGGCAACATATGGCCCAATGTCCATTACGCCTTCATATACTTGATACGGCAAATCAAATTGATATTTAGGTTGACTAACAAGTGCGGTTAACGGGTCGGCAGATTGAATACGCCATGGAGTTTTAAATTTAAAAAATGTAGGTTGGTGTGTTTTAGGAAACGGAAATCCCGGACTTGTTGGTGGAGGAAAAACTGTTAAGAATTGTTCGTTGTTTGATGATTCGAATTTCAAACCACCACCGGTGATATCAATGTAAAAATCACACCATGCTGGGATAATATATCCTACATTAAATATGTCGTGGACACCTGGACATACTTTCATAGTTACATTATTGATGAGGCTTTTTTTACTTACATCAGCCTTTGGCCCCATACTTTTAAACCAGTCGGGGGTATACTTGCCTGCAGGAACAGGATATGGTATTGCGTCTATGTTAATAGGATCAGTAATAAACGTGATCTTTTTCATTCAACATCCTCTTCAAACCATTCGTCAACCATTTCTTCTGCTTCTTGCTGTGTTAATGCTGGTACAAAAATACGTGCAGGATTTCCTACAGTATGCTGTATGTTAAAGCGAACAACACCGCCGGGTATGCTATCAAAATCTCGTTCAACTACAAATTCTTTTAAATTTTTAGCACGGTTAATTAATTGATCGGTTAAGTCTTTAGCAGTTGTCATTGTACATTTCCTTATAGTATGAAACACCTGTTGGTGCGTGTATTTTAATTGATTCTCTATGTCTAGGCAATTCAGCCATTCCTACATTCATGGGCAACATCAAGTCTGTTTTATCTGTTGAAAAATAAACCTTACTATAACCAAATGCCTGAGCTGACTCGTGAACTACGCGGTGATGTGGATGTCCATATTCACCTTCTGCATTGTGTGTTAAAATTAAGTCATATCCTATAGTAGCTCGTCGTAGGGCTCTAATGGCATCGTACCTATCCCAAGTATGTAATCCATTTAAACCTAAATCTCTACCGTGATCTTTAAAACCTAGGAATTGAGTCTTAACTCCTCGACGGCGCCAATATCTAGAAATTTCACGACCACGTTTGTGCCATCGCCAACACGTTAGATATACAATGGTCCATTCGTATTCTGGATGGGCATCCATATACGCACTGGCAAAAATAATACAATCATCCGGATGTGCTACAAGAGCTATGGCCTTCATTATCTCGGTGCAAACTCTTGTTGCAATTTAATATTATCCATAAACTCTTTCTTAGTACCGGCATCGTCTTTAAACGCACCTTTAAGTACAGTAGTTTGAGTCAATGAACTATGTGCCATGATGCCGCGATTTTCACAACAACCATGTGTGGCTTGAATATAGACTGCTACATTTTCGCTTTGTGTTGCCTTGCTAATTTCTCTAGCAATGTCATTGCATAGTTCTTCTTGTAGTGTACCACGCCGAGCACACCATTGTGCAATACGAGTATATTTGCTTAGTCCAATTAATTTATTAGCGGCAATGATTCCGATATAAGCAACGCCAGATACAGGCTGGTGATGATGACTACACATACTACGAAGCTCACTTCTAACCACAAGCATACCTTCGTAGCGATCTTTGCTGTCATTTGGGAACGCTGTCGCATCTGGTGCCGGATCATATCGACCTCCCATGATTTCGTTAAAATACATTTTAGCAAGACGTCTTGCTGTACCTTTTGAATTAGGATCGTTTTCACGATCGATTAGCAATCGATCAAGTACTAGTTCAAATGCTTCGGTTGCTTCGTCAATTAGTTTTTCTTTGTCACCTTCGTGCAAGTAGTCGCTAATATTATCCCCAGCCCAGAAACGTTTCTTATCGCGTTTCATCTTAAAGCGAAGATGATCGCCTAGGTACGCTTCTTCATATCCGCCATCGCCAGCCATAGCATCTATGGCTGTTTCTTTTTTGATATAAACGGGTTTGCCTAAAGGCTCGTATTTGTCTTCTTTGAACGGTCTATCAATGACTGTATTGAGTACTGGGTCTGGTTTAAATTCTTTATTCAATTAAAAATCTCCGATGTTAAGGCAGAGGATTGCCGTGTATACTTTAAGTATACAGTATTATTTAGGTTTTTGCAAGTTTTCTTTAATATTATCTGCTCGAAGTTTACGACAGCCTTCTCTAACTTCGATTGGATAATCTGGACTAATTTCTGCTATACTACAATCATAACGTACAACCAAGTGTGGATGTTGATAGTTCCATAAGATGGCAAATATAAATCCTATTACGGCTAATATAAAAACAGCATAAGCATCTAAATTCGATCGCTGAGTAGTATCTTGCATAGGTCTGCATCCTTTTTTGATTTAAAATAAAAATCCATTTGATTTTCACTGGGATGACTAGTAAATCGATCACCCGGTAATCCAAATACTTCTAATACATCAGCACAGGCTTCATTCCACCAATAGTGATCCTGTCCCTTCCATGGGATGGATATAGCGTGTATGTAACCATCATTTCTTGCTGGAATTCGACTGTCCATGTTTTGATGTTTTTTTAAAGATTTCATTTAAGACGGTTTTCTAAATTTCTTAATTCATCTTCTAAATATTCTTTATACTCAATTAGAATATCTACTTTCCTAACAGAGTTACCTTCTGCTTGAAAACTTTTAAGATCTTCTTTGACCTTTTCAATCTTTTCTTTTAGTTGTTCAACAGTTAATCCTAATGGGTCGTTCATTTCGAATCCCTTCGATTTAGACCAAATCGCAATCCAGTAATACTTCCTAGCAATAGGAAATACGCACACCATGTTTCTAAGGTGTAGGGAATCCGCAGTACTGGAAATAGAGTGTTTAAACTCCATATACCTACAATAGGACCAAATCCTATAGCAATTACAATTAAGGTAATTCCTAAAATAAGTTTAATCACGGCCGATGTCATAACCAAAAATCCTCCCAAGGATAAACAAGCCAACAATCTTCTTCTGCCTTGTTAACTTCCCATACAGTATAATCAACGATTTCTTTACTTGCTAGATTATTTGTAAGGGTAGCAAATCTTACATTATACCCCCAAACATAATCCCATCGTGCATCGTTTGGCAAACAAATACTTTGCCAATCTTTTTTAATCCATGCAATGGTATTGCCTTCGTCGTTGATATCGTCTACTACAAGAATGTTTTTGCATAAAGGTTCGCCGACTTCTTTGGCGGCATTAAAACCATAAGCATCTTCAGCCATTCCGCAGTTACTAACACAGTCACCGCCATCTCGCAAGCTCACATCTAGTGATTTCATTGGAACGTCTAAGTATTGGCTTAATAGTACAGCAGGTACTAGTCCGCCACGTGTGATACCTACAATATAGTCAGGACGCCAGTCGCTGTTATTAATTTGCCTAGCGATGTCTAAACAAGCACCTTCAACTTGTTGCCAAGTATAGTATACTTTTTTCATGCAGTTAGTCCGTCAGCAAGTGCTTGACATTCTTCTTTAGTCATAAAGAAGTTATAGACTTGTGAGTCAACAACATCGCCGTCTTTTAGACTTTCTTGAACCATGTCAATACTAAACAAGCCTTTAGGCATTAGTACTTCGTGCTTCTTTAGTGTTAGGCGAAAGCCTTCATGTTCTTTGATAACCACTTCTTTGTAGCTATCTCTAACTGATTCATGTAGTTGTGTCATTGTCGTTTCCTTTTGTGTTTTTACTAACGGTTACCATTGCAGGGCGTAATACTCTATCTGAGATTAAATAGCCCCTTTGTAGCACAGCAACAACTGTATTTTCAGGTTGCTCTGATTCAACAGTTGCAATCGCTTGATGAGTTTTCGGGTCAAACAGTTCACCAACTGCTGGATTTACTTCGATCATCTTTCCTTTTTCAAAGGCTGAAAGCAGTTGTTTTAACGTAATCTCTAATCCGTCTTTTAGAGATTTTGCGTCATCGGTTTCGATAGCTAGTGCCGCATATAGACTGTCTGTTACTGGAACTAAATGTTCTGCAAATGCTTCGATGGCAAATTTACGTGCCTTGACAGTATCCTCAACGCCACGCTTTCTTACATTTTCTGTTTCTGCTACAGCTCTTAGGTATTGATCTTTAACCTTGGCTAGTTCAGCTTGTGTTTCTTCTAACAAGTTAGTTGTTGATTCGTCAGAAGAAACTTCATTAATGTCTTTATCTAAATCAAGATCCATTATTTGTCTTCTCCTTTAATTGCTTCAAATGTTCTATACTTACCCAAGGCATTGATGTAGTCATCATATAACTTCTTTAGCTTTGGATGCTTTTTTTCAAGTATAACATCTCTCTCGGGAATTTGCAAGACTGTTTCGATTGTCTTTAACCGTTCTTCTAAATCACGTCCATTGATAACTATGTTACCTTTGACTTCTATAGTGGGCGGATTAGTTTGGTTAATCTTCATCACACTATCATATGGGGTAGCGGTTGTTCCAGTAGTCCAGGTCATACCATTTGAACCGTTGGCTGTTAAAAACTGTCCGCTAGTGGTATTAGTAGTATAAACTTGTCCGCTCAACTGTGGAGGCACTGCTCCGTAGCCCGAACTAACTGCGTTGTTTGCGCTGTTCAAAATAGTCGCCATTTTCTATCCATTTATTTTTAACGAGAAAGCCCCATTCTCTTTTCTGAGGACCGGGCATAAACAATGACCAAGCAGTGATGTCTGGATCGAGTTCGATTCGATGGTAGCTGGTAGCACCACAGATTCTAAAATGCCCCGGACCACGCCACTTGGCGATTTCTCCACATTTTAATCCTTCACTGTTAAACTGAGGAATCCATTCCCAGTAACCGCCTTTAAGGATTAGTGTAGCATAAGGCCATGGGTGATCATGTACATCATCTGGATCTGATTTAAGAAATTTATGTAGAAATACATTAAATGGGAAAAGTTTTCTATCTGTTAAAAATAGATAGTACCTTTCTAAATATGGAGCAGAACTTTCACGATCGAGAATGATTCGTTTTCGACCTCGCCGATCTAACCAATTAAGGAAGTTTTCTATCATTTTCCGGAGTATCATAATCATCCTTTACAAGCCTATATGTTGTTCTAAATTTTTCAAATGCTATTTTTAATGCGGGATATATTTCGCACATTTTTTCAATTCTATCCCAATCGGGAAATTTTGTTAAAAATGTTTGATCGTTACCGCCCCAGATATCACTAATTCCTGTAAAGGTATAGGAAGTGGCAGTTGTAGAGCCAACAGTAGTGGTATAACCGCTCCCGCTAGTATTAAGAGTAATAGTGGGACAACTTCCGCCGTAGCCGCTTGAACTAATACTAATGCCAGTCGCACCAGTATAACACAATGACGAAATATCTGCAGATGTAAGTGCAGGTATTGGCGACAATGTTATAGTATCAACCCCTGAGCTGGTCAAGCAATCCAACTGCGGAAAAGTAATTTTCTCGCAAGAATTCCAATTGTTTGTGGACATAGTGTACCCTTGTTGAATAAAATTCCATATGGTCGATGATTGTTTTACAAACTTCCTGGCGGTGCTTGGTATATGATTCGAAACTTTCAGTCCATTCGCTAGGATATTTAAAATGATCAAGCGCCATTTCACTGTAGCTTAATCTATCAGGAACCATAGGAATAGCATCGACAATACATCCTTCGTACCAACTAATGCCTAGTGTTTCTTGTAGGTTAGCACTAAACACTAGTTTAGCCTCGCCTAATAGATTATGATATTCGTTTTTTGTTAGCTGTTGATCCTGACAGACTACAAATTCATATTGCGGCAAGTGTTCTTTTAGATCACGGAAAATTTCCACTTGCTTTTCTGGAGCGATACGATGCGGGAACAAAATAAGATCACGCTTGGGCATATTTTTATATGCCAATAGTGTGTCTTCCATATATTCCATGGGCCAACCTGTGCGTACATACTTGCCCGACGCTAGCATATCTGTTTTATCTTCTTCTTCCCACGGGTTTTCAACCATGCCATCATTTAGTAAATTATGATGGAACATGTTGATATGGAAATTAGTAGCAAAATAATTATGATCAAAACAAGCAAAGAAACTTTTCTCTGCATGTCTAACCCAAGGCTTATCACCAATAAGACGACCTAGGAAATCTTGAGGATCGTATGATCCAGCATGCCAAAGCCCGTGTGTAGTTACAGGAATCTGTAACAGTTCACTCATATACTTTAAGTTGATGATACCAGGGTGCCAAGCATCAGTAAAAATAAAGTGATCGCCGGGATGAACGG